TGCGGCGCGGATGGAGGTCTTCCATCTGCGCCCGTCCGGGCCTTTGCTCTGCTTGAACCGTTCCAGCGTCGACTCGCGCGCGCCCTCAGCCAGTGCCGCATTGATGCCCTGCTTGTCGATCTCCGAGAAGCTCCTGATCCTGCGGAGCATCGCCCGCGTGTCGCCGTCGAGCCGGATGCTGTACATGGCCATGCGTTACATCCCCCTCATCTTCTCGCGGGTAAACAGGCGGCTGTTGGACTTGACCTTAAAACCACCCGCCGCTGCGCTCGCCGGGTCTTCCGTCTCCGTGCCGATGGACACCGTGCCCTCCGCGACCAGCGTGAGGAACTTGATCGCCGCGTTGTAGCGGTTCAGGTAGGTCTTCTGATCCGTCCCCTCGTCGATGCCGATGCGGGAGAACAGATTGTAGACCGCGATATCCTTGGAGAACTTGTTGATGACCCTCGGGGCCGGGGCCAGAGGGACGGCGTACCTCTTGGCGAGGTAGCCGTCGATCTCTGCGTCCGCGTCGGCGATCGCCGCATCGATGATCGGGGAGACCAGCTCTTCACGCTCGGCGGGATCTTCAATGAAGGTGTCGCCGATGATCGCGTTGAGTGCGTCATCCTTGACCATGTCCCGCACTTCAGTGCGTGTGCTGTAGCTCATGCCGTGCCCTCCTTTCTGCCCCGGGCGGTTTAGGTGGTGGTACCGTCAGAGCCGTAGGCCATCTGCCAGAAGCCGAAGCCCGCGTTGCCGCGAGAGTCTGCGCCGTAGATGAACTTCTTGCTCATGAAGACGTTGTCGTCGGTCTCGTTGGTCTTGGAGACGAACTTCGCCTTCTTGCGCTGCTGGTAGATCAGCGGCTTGACGGGACGCTTGGTGCAGAGCAGGAACCAAGCGGAGTCGCTTGCGAGGCGAGGCTCCACATGGATCTCCGCCGTGCCCTGCATGGTGTTCTTCGTGCCGTTAATGAAGTCGGCGACGAGGATGTCGCGGGCGTCCGCTTCCAGTGCGGGCGGCACGACCAGCAGATCGGGAACCAGCGCCAGAGGGCGGCCCTTGCTGTTCTTCAAGCTCATCATGGATGTACGCGCCGTCTTGTAGGCGTCCATGCTCAGCTTCGCGGTGCCCTTGTTGCTTGCCTTGTCCTTGCCGACAGGGTGGTCGGTAGCGAAGAACGCCTTGCCGTCGTAGCACTTCTCGGTGAAGCCGTTGGCCAGCAGACCGTAGACCAGCTCGTCGGGATGCAGCGCGGCGGACTCGCCGAGCATCTGAATGGAAGGATTGTAGAGGCCGATCTTGTCGTCCTCGACCGCGTTGCGGTCTACGCCGACAGTCAGCTCGAAGTCCTTGTTCTTGATGGTGTAGGCGGAGCCGGAGAGGTTCTGGATCTCGCGCTCACCGATCCACTCCCTCATGCCGGGGATGTCACCGAGCCATGCGTAGGTCTCGGATTCGCTGGTGCTGGGCACGACGGTCGCGACCTTTTCATAGGTGGGATGCTGCCCTTCAAACGCCTTGTTAAAGACCGTGTTGAAGGCGGTATAGATGCCTCTAAGGGCCTGCGGGGTGATGATCATAATGAATGTACCTCCTTACTCGATTAGCCGCCCACACCTGCGGCGGCAGCAGCGGGAACGTAGCCTCCGCACTCGACGGCGACGCCCTCGTCATCCACGCGGATGACAGTGCCAGCCACGGACGCGCCCGTGGCGAGCGCCGTGACGGTGTGGTCGTCTTCCATGTAGCAGGGCTTGAGAACATGGGCGGCGGTGATCTTATTCGCAGAGGTAGCGGTGTTGTCAAAGACGAATACGCCGCGAGCGACGCGGATGACCAACTCGCCGTCTGCGCCCGTATTTGTCACCGTCTCCTCGGCGCGGCCCACAGCGGTCAGGCTCTCGGCCTTCTTGCCGGGGATTGCGTAGCCACTCGCGTCCAGAGCGACGAGTGCGCCCTGATAAATGGTGGTACCGCCCTTCACAGGCACCGCGATGACCTTTGCGCCGTTGGCGATCTCAGGGGTATCTCTCACATCAGTCAGTTTTGCCATGATCTTAGTCCTCCTTCATACCGTACTTCTTGACGTCGTCGGGCGAGATGCCGAGCTGCTTGCAGACCAGCAGCGTGTCGGCGTCCAGCGCGTCGCTCTTGAGGGCCTTGACGTCGTCCAGCTCAATCTTGTCCATCGGCACGATTTGCGGGGCCTTCTCCACAAAGGAGCCGAAGCCCTTCGGGTCGCTCAGGGCGTAGCTCTTAGCCCATTCTTTCTGCGCCGGGGTGATCTTACCCGCCTTCAGGGCGAGGATGACAGCGTCATTGGCCTCGCGCTCCGCATTCTGCTGCTTGAGCGCCTTCAGCTCCTCGGCGAGGTTGACGCCGTCGACCGTGCCGCTCTTGAGCTCCATGATCTTTGCGGTCACGTCCTCGGCGGCAGCGCCCGCCTTCAGACCCAGCAGCTCGCAAACCGCCTTGTTCGCCACGACGTTCTCGGGCGGCTGCTTCTCCGTTTCCTTGAGGCTGCGGTTCTCGGCGAGGCAAACCTTGAGCGCCTCCACGACCTGCTCCTCCGTGGCGTCCTCGCTCAAACCGAGCAGTTCCGCCAGCTTCTTGATGTCCATAGAATGTTGTCCTCCTTCAAAATTGTCTGAATTGACGATGGGGTTCATCCCCTCGATCGCCGGAGTGTTGGTAAGTGCCAGCGAGTGGAGCCCGATCGCCTTGTTGTCCGCCTTGCGGACATTCACGACCGGGGAAAGGTAGCGGTACTCCTTGTTCTCAAGGTACTGCGCCCCTCGGGGCGTCCACTCGACGACGGCCTTGATTTGCCCGTCCTCCAGCTTCAGCTCCTTCACCCATCCGGCTGCGGGTGCCTCGCACCCTTTGAGCGTCTGATGCTCGTAGTCAACGACGAGATCCACGCCGCGCTTGGCGATCTGCGCCTTCATCGCCTTGTAGCTCTCATCGTCTACATCAAACTCACCCTTCGAACTGACAACGTGGCCGATGGGGAGGACGAAGATCGTCTCCGGCGCTCCCACGAGCTCCACATTGCCGCCTTTTAGGGTCAAAAAACCATCCATTTGCATCTGTCCTCCTTTGGTGTCGCCGCGAACCGCCCGGAAACGGCGTTAGAGCGCGTGCGCACGCCCCTTATTTGCCGCACTCGTCAAATTACCCTGCCGAGAGCAAAACGCGCACAGCGGGGCTCTGTGGCCTTATGGCGGAGTGTTCCCCTTTTCGCGCTCTTGGTACGCCTTTTTGAGTGGCTCGGGGTAGCCTGTGAGGTCTGGCTGATAGCGTACCTTGGCGGGGTTGGTATCGAACTGCGGGTCGGGCAGGATGTTGACGAAGCGCCCATCCTCCAGCCGCGCCGCCCTCGGTGCTTCGGTCTCCACCGTCAGCCCCCGCTGCTCCATCTGGCGCTTGGAGAGCGTCTTGACCGTGCAGCGGCACTTGAAGCCGTTGGGCGGGAACCATGTGTCCCAAATGGGATCGTCCGCCATGAACACGCGCCCATCCATCGCAAGGTGGCTCGGGCGGGTCTTTGAGTCGTTGACGGCGTCATACTGCCAGTAGGGCCGCAGCGCCTTGACGCCCGGTTCGGTCATCTGCTTGTAGTGGCCCACATTGTAGGCCGTCTGGATGTTGGTGCGGAAGATATTCTCGGCTTGGTAGGGCGTGATGCCCTCGTAGCCCTCTGCTTCGAGGAAGTCGTTCATGTTCTCGCGAAACTCCGCAAGGCTGTTACCCTCCTCCAGCGCGGCCAGCAGCTCGTCGTAGAACTTCTTGAGCACCTGCGCCTTCGTGTAGCCGCTGACCGTAAAGGCGAGGGCGCGGTACTCGGCGGCGATCTGATAGAACCGCGAGGCGGTTACAGGGACGCGCTCTTTGAAGTACGCGACCGCCTCTTCAAAGGTCATGTCCTTCGGAACGGATTTCAGCTTTTTGATGAGCTTTTCTTTTTGTCCCAAGCCGCATGCCTCCCTTTCTCATATAGTATAGCACAAAAAGATAAAAATGCAACTGAATTTAGTTGCGCATTTTGAAAAAACTGGAATTGGAAAAATGTCCTTCTGCAAAGAGCAAAAAAAATCGGCTGCTTTTGCAACCGACCTTTTTGGCAGGGGCAGAAGGACTCTTTCTCCTCGCTCGACGCTCGTCGGTCAGGACGGCTCTACCGTGCCAAAGGGCACGGTATTCACTGCCGTCCTATTCTCGTCCTTCTGCAAGAAGCAAAGAAAAAAATCGGTTGCTTTCGCAACCGACCTTTTTGGCAGGGCAATACATTCAATATCCGAACACTTTGAAATGCTGATTTTTGAGAAAGAACGATTATTTTTCGTTATGTTATAGAAAATCGTGAGTTTTTGTTTCTCCGGCCCATCGTCGTAAACATCGACACGGCGAACAAGCGCGTTGATAATACGTTCTTGATATTTCGGATCGTGGATATCTCCGGCAAGGAACGATTCAAGCCAAAAACTGATCTGTTCGGCGGTGATCTCCGGTTTTCGAAGCTGCTCACGCGCGATTTGAGCTTCAAGTTCACTCTTTTGTGATTCAAGCTCTGCCATACGCTCACGGGTTGTCGAGGAGATTATACCGGCCTCAATAGCCTTGAGCAGATTTCGCAGAGCCTTGTCCGTTTCGGCAAGTTGGGCTTTCAAAGCCTGAACCAATGATTCATCGGAAGCGTCGGCCTTGAGCGCCGCAGCGCAGTTTTCAGAAATTTCCTTGATTACTTCGGGACGCAATACATTTTTGACGGTCTGTCTGACCACGTTTTCCTCAAGCCAATCTTTCGGTTCTGTCTTTTTGTCACATGTGCCTTTCCGATTCTTCCGGCAAGAGCATTTATAATAGCGATACGTCGCGCCGCCTTTTCCGGTTCCGGATTCGCCGATCATAGGCGATCCGCAATGTCCGCAGAAAACCTTTGTCGTCAGCAGATAGGGGATATCGGCTTTGTTGTGAGCTTTTGCCGAAGCAACAACGCCGAGCCTTGCTTGTACATCATTAAAGAGCTGCACGTCAACAATGGCGGGAATGCCGTTTGGAACGGTGATCCCGGAAGCGTGGTATTCACCGATGTATTTCCGATTCCGCAAAATGCCTTGAATGCTTCCAAGGCGGAAACGATTTCCCTTCACGGTTTTATATCCTTTCTCGTTCAACGTGCAGACGATTGATTTGATCGACTGTCCGGAAGCGTACAGTTCAAAAATCATTCGCACGCAGGCCGCGCCGATTGGCTCTAAGACGAAGCGTTGATGTTCGTCGATCAAATATCCAAGCGGGACGCAGCCGCCGTTCCAGAGGCATTTCCGCGCGTTTTCCTGCAAGCCGCGCTTTGCGTTGCGCGCAAGATTCGCGGAGTAGTATTGTGCAAATCCTTCGAGCAGCGATTCGAGGATGATTCCTTCCGGCGTATCTGGAATAGATTGATCGGAGTAATACAAGGAAACGCCGTTCTTTTTGAGGCGTGTTTTATATACGGCTGTATCATACTTGTCCCGGCTGAAACGGTCGAGATTCCACATAATCAGCGCTTCAAACCGATGATGATCGCTATCCTGTATCATGCGCTGAAACTCTGGGCGATTGTCGGCGTGCAGGCCGGACAAGCCGCGATCCGCGTATATTTCAACGATCGTCATGCCGTGTTCTTTGGCAAAGCGTTTGCAAGCGCGGACTTGCCCTTCAATGGATTCCTCACGTTGATTATGGCTCGAAAAACGGGCGTATATGGCCGCTTTCATGCAATCACCTACTTTAAGGCGTTATTATTTGCCGGTCGGGAAAAGATATACACTAATTGTATTTTTTCCTCGGTCATCATAATCCGTATCAGCCACAAAAATATTGTATGCGTCCTCGCCATCTTCCTCTATACGTTTTGCAGCGCTTGCAGGTAGATAGCCAATATCAGCTCCAGAAGAAACGAGGTATTTATCTTTTTCAAAATCATAATCAATGCTGCATTCGTCGCCGTCGCTACACAGACTAATATTATCCTGCATTTCTTCTCTTGTATTACCAGTCAGGCGGTATTTTTTTGCATTTGGGTATTTAGCAAGGTATTTTTCGTATCGACTAAGATCGTAGAATACGAGAGTAATTTCAGCGCGCTGTTTATCCCTCATGCAGGCGGTGATTTGTGCGCGGACGGGTTTTTTCTTTGCAAACCAATCGTTGGCCATGTCCTGCATTTTCCCGCGATACAGATAGCCGACGATCCGTTCATTAAGCTTTAGACCAACTGCGCGGTTGTCGTAAGGATTATTTGGTTCTTGAACCAATGCAGGGGTTGAACCCGGCTCGAAGCCTTCAACGTCGAAGATTGCATCGTCAGGAACAAATACACCGACTTCGGTATAACGATAAGCTGCAACATATTCCAGACAATAGTTAGGAAGCGCACTATATTTTTTTTCAGGGACATTGTTTTGAGTGACAGGGGACACTTGTTTATTGATGGCAGGACACGCCGCAGGAGGAACAGAAACGGACGGAGACACGTTGGAGGAAGCTTTTCTCGTTGGGCTTGACTTTTTTTCGCGGCCGTTTGTTGGCTTCTTTTTATTGGAATTCTTCCGAACGACAAGAAAAATGATTACAGCAACAATCACTAAAAAAATAAACATATGTAGCTCCTCCAATCGTGAAAATAATCTTTGGTATGGTTAAAGGTGTAACGGAAAAAAATAGGAAATCGCGCCATCTGGTGAGGTGTCATTTACCACAGGCGAAACGGTTGCATTTTTATGAAATCTGATACAAAATAAGGTGTTCATGCGCATGGACAGTTGGCGACAGGCAAAGGACAAAAGAAAGGGTGTCGTCCATGCGGAAAAAAGAATATGTAGACATACCCGAAAGAACCGACATAAAAGCATTTCTTTATATCGACAGACCGGGAACGATTTACATAAACCTTTCAAGCGCGCCGAAAGGCATTGTGAAACTCATCCCTAAACGACCCCAACCGAATAACGACCGACAAGGCCGAAACGCCTGACGCTGACCGGAAGCTCGTGCAATCACGCACGGGCTTTTGTTTTGTTTTGAGCTTCTTTTTCCCTGTCCAGCTGCTCGGCGGATCGGTTGAGCAGCTCGTCGTCGTCATGGTCGAGGGCGGAGGAGAAGCGCCGCGCAAGCTCGGCAACGACTTCACGCTCGGCGGGCGGCATGGAGATGATTGTTTCGATCATTGCGCGCGCGGTGTCGTTGAGGTTGTAGGCCGCACAGAGCTTGGATATAGGAGATGAGCAAGGCGACGTTTTAGAGATAGGACGTTCAAAAAGTTCATCGGTCGAAATGTCGAGAACATCGGCGAGTTTCAAGATAGTTTTTGACGGGGGCATTTTGCGATCCGCTTCCCAATCGCTGATTGATGATTGGGCAACTCCAATTTTGATAGATAACATTTTCTGGGAAATGTTGCGCTGCTCGCGCAAGAAGCGAAGGTTTGAACCGAATGACAATGGGATCACCTCTTTCAATAAAAGTATATCTCTAACAGAGAAAAAAGAAAAGAGAAAAGCAGAAATGTTCTCGAAAAGCGTTGACATATCGCAATGAGAGAATTATAATATCGCTATACGAGAAATAGAAGAGGTGATACGATGAGATTGAAAGATGCGCGAGACAAAAAAAGAATGACGCTGATGCAATTATCGAGGGAAGCGGGAATTGCTCAAGGATATTTGTCGGAGTTGGAAACAGGGAAGAAAAAGAACCCTTCCGTCAAAACAGCGAAGAAGATCGCGGCGGTACTGGGCTTTGACTGGACGCTGTTCTTTGAGGATGAGAAGAAAGACCCGGCATAAAGGGGGGAAAACGAGATGCGAAGGACTCCAATTCATGTAACGTATGAGTTTGTCGGCGATCCAAGGCCGGATGCGGCAAAAATCGACGAGCTGGCGCGGATGATCGTTCGAGACTTCAAACAAGATATCCTCGATTTTTATGCCGATCCGAAAAATCAGGCAGCTTTTGAGGCATGGAAAGCCAAGAAAGCAGCAGCGGAGGCGGCTCAATCTCAATGTTGAGGTTTTGCAGGCCGCCGGATCGCCGACGGCCAACAAAGCCCCAAGGGGCGAGGAAACGGAGGAGAACAAGCGGAACAATGGCACTGATTGGAAGAGACCTGTTCGGGCAGAAGCACGACAAGGTAGAAACCGCAATCAAGCGGTTCAAGACATTCGAGCCTGCGGAGGGCTATTATTTGGCCGACAGCGGCGGCAAAGATTCAACCGTTGTTCGTGCGCTGGCTCGAATGGCAGGAGTCAGGTTTGACAGTCACTACAATGTGACGACGATCGATCCCCCGGCGCTGGTTCGGTTCATCCGGGAAAAACACCAAGAGACAATCTTTGAAAGACCGGAACTCTCGATGCGGGAGCTAATCGTTCGGAAACAATTCCCGCCAACAAGGATTCAGAGATATTGTTGCGCAGAACTCAAGGAAGCGAAGGGCGCGGGCAGAGTCGTCGTAACTGGTGTGCGATGGGCAGAAAGCGCACGTCGGAGAAAAAACAAGGGTATCGTTAATATAAGCGGCAGTTCAGTATTCGAGACCGCTGAAAGGTTGAATGTGGTCGGGATAAAAAACAATTACGGCCTTATGCTGAACTCGGATAATGACGAGAATCGTCGTCTCGTCGAATGCTGCACGGCTAAGGCAAAGGTCATGCTCAACCCGATTGTGGATTGGACGAATGAGGATGTTTGGGAATTTATTCGCAGTTATAATATCCCATATTGCGGGCTATACGATGAAGGATTTAAGCGGCTAGGTTGTGTTTCTTGTCCGCTCGGCGGCTGTAAGAGCATGAAGCGGGAGCTTGAATTTTTTCCGCAGTTTGTCAATTTTTACATCAAAACGTTCGATGAAATGTTAGAGGCGCGGCGGCGAAGCGGGAAGGTCATCAATAAACAGTGGACGGACGGCGAAAGTGTGCTTGCGTGGTGGATCGGGGCAACTGGAAAAGTAGACGAACAGCAAATCAAAATTGAGTTTGAGGAGGGAAGCAAATGAATTTGTTGATTATTCTGATGGTACTGGAACAAAACGGAATGTATATTCCGGCGTGGGCTATGGGACTTGCGTGGGCGTTGCTGGCGCTTTCAGCGTTGTCCATGCTCGCAAAGATGATTGAGTAAAACGGAGGTGTGCAGCATGACGCAAGAGAGAACTAAAAAGAAAAGCGCGGCGGCAAAGGTTCAGCTCGGCAGCACGAGCGGAGAGGTGAAGTTCAAAGAACTCGCCCTGATTCCGGCGTTCCTGCATGAACGGTTTATTGATTTTGAGATCAGGCGGCAGCTCTTTTTCGCCGGATATGATGCGGATTTCGCGCGCATCAGGAAAGAGCGCACTCCGGACGGCGTGAAATGGCAGCTTGAGGAGCCTTGATCGGCTCCACTATGCCGAGACCGTAAGGGGACGGTCGGGACGCCTCGATGAATATCGCCTCCATTTTGTGAATCACTCCTTTAGCTTCAAGTTGTGCTGCATACAAGTGTAACCCCTTTACACGAAAAGTCATAATCGTTCATTGATTGGATTCGAGGCAACAACCCGATCGGGCCGGTTCGACTCCGGCTCTCGGTTCTATCGTCGCGGAAGGTTCGAGGCGGGCTTACACCCCGCTTTCGCGGTTCGATTCCGCGCGCGGCGGCAGTGGATTTCCGTTCTCCCGGCTGGGCATGTCCGGGAGAATGTACGCAGAGCATGGAGAACAGGCGAGTTCGAGCCTCGCCCTCTGCACAAAACAGAAAGGAGGAAACACAGGTGAAAAACATCCGGTCGCTGGATGACCTCATGGATGGCGCGGCATTGCAGAGGTTCAACAAATGCCTCCGCGAAGTGCTGGCGAACATCTTTGACCCGAACACCGACGCGAAGAAAACGCGCAAGATCACGTTGACGCTCACGATCAAGCCGGACAAGTCGCGGGATACCGCAAAGTTCTATCTGGATTGCCGTTCGTCGCTAGCCCCGATCGAGCCGCGCGAGGCGAATATCTTTCTTTCGCGCGATGATCGCGGCAATGTCTCCGCGCAGGAAGTCGGGAACCAGATTCCCGGTCAGGTCGAAATGGATGACGATGTGATCCAGCAGGAAGAACAGGACAACGTGACGCCGCTTGTGTTTGGCAGCGGAAAGAGGTAAATCATGGAAGAAAAAAACGTGTGCGCGTCCGAGAGTGGCGAACTCAAGACGCTTGAAGTTGCATCGCCTGAAATCCCCATGACGAAAGGTGCGATGCGCTATCTCGTCGAGCTGGGCAAGCAAACGAAAGATTTCGAGGTTGTCGAGATCGGCGGTCGTATCTTTACCAACACGGGCACAGACGGCACGCTCGAAGAAATTACCCCGTTTGAGACGGAATGTCCGCCGTCATTTGAAACGGCGACGCTTGACGGTCTTGTGACGTGGCTCCATGCCGACGTTGACAAGCTCTTTGGGCGGTTTGATAGGCTGTATGTTCGGGTTGTGGATCAAAACAATGTCGAGGTTCTCACTCCGTCATATGGCCGCTTGCTCGGCCGCTCGCGTGTGGCAAAATGCGCTGCATATACGCCGAGGCACAAATTCGGGCAGCAGATGACGCAGGAAGATTTCCTGATCTACTTGCAGACCTGCTTTGACCCGACGGAAGATTTCGACGTTGTGGCGAAGCTGGTCGGCACAATCAAGATGGAGAACGCCGTGGAAAACGCGGACGACGGCATTTCGCAGCGCGTGACGGTCAAAGACGGCGTTTCCGGTCTGGTCAACGCGACGATCAACAATCCGTTCCGCCTCAAGCCGAAGCGGACATTCTCCGAGGTCGAACAGCCGGTTTCGCCGTTTACCCTCCGCGTCAGCAAGGCGCAGGACGGCAAGCCCCGAATCGCGCTCTATGAGAACGATGAATCCCTTTGGCGGCGTCAGAGTGTACAGAGCATCGGCGAATGGCTGGCAACGCAGCTTGACGGCCTGCCGGTCGTGGTGATCGCCTGACAACAACGCCGGGGCTTGACTCCGGCGCATACCGGGGCGGGTGCGGCGCGGGCTGCACAATTCGCGCTCCGGGTTCAACTCCCGGCCCGGTTCCATTTCAAAATCAAAAGAGAAAGGACAGATATTTGTGCAAGAAGGATTTACGATTCAGTTAAGAGAGCCGCAGCAGGAACGGCAACTTGTCCCGCTCGCAACGCTGGCTTACGCGATCGCCCAAGAGTCGCTTGAAGTCAACCGCCACGCGGCGAGCATCGGACGGCTTTTGATTCAAGCCAAAGAGCAGCTTCCGGACGATAAGGGGTTCATGGAGTGGGTGCAGGAGAATTGTCGCTTCTCTCACTCGACAGCCCTTAACCTGATGAAGTTCGCGCGCGGCGTCGAGGAAACTCCGGCGCTTCAAGGACATTCGCAGAGTTTTGTTCTTGAGGTGCTCAAGCTCCCGGCGGCGGAACGCGAGCAATTCGCGCAGGAACACGAGGGCGACAGCGTTCGCAAAATCCGCGAGCTGATCGCCGAGCGTGACAAAGCCCGTCAGGATGCCGATCGCGCGGAAAAAGCGCGGTTACGCATTGAAGAAGGATTTCAGGAAGCAGCAAAAAAACTCGACGAGGTGGCAGGCCAACGTGATTTCTTCAAACAGCAGTATGAAGCCGTTTCCGATCAGCCGCCGGAAACGATCGAGGTTGAAGTTCCGGTCGAAGTGGTGCCGGAGGATTACGACGAGCTGAAACGACGCGCAGCGGATGCAGAGAGCCGCGAGGACGAGCTTTTGCGTCAGGTCAAAGACGCTCAGGCGCGCGCCGACGATGCCGAGAATCGGGCGCAGGATGCGGAGGAAGAAGCCGAGAAGCAGGAGCAGCTCCGCCGTCAGGCACAAAGCGAATTGCGGAAGCTCCGGGACGCTGACGGCGATCCGGATGCCGACGGCGATTCTCCGTTTTCCTCAAAGCACGTCGGCGAGGCTGTTCAAGGCTTGATCTCACAGCTCGGCACACTCCCGCACATGGGCGCGCTTTTCCGCTCCGTTCCGAAAGCCGAGATCGACGAGATCACGAGATGGCTCAACGTGGCGATCGAGTGGGCGGAGAACAGCAAAAGGGCGATCAATTCGATTCAAGGTTTCATCGACGACGACTCGGATTATTCCGTGAAATAAGGGAGGCGTCGGAAATGGATGAAAACATGCAGCTCGTCGCCAAGGATGAAAAGGCGATGGCGGAATTTGTGAGCGCGGTTGCACAGAACAAGGCGCTCGGCGAGGAACTCCGTCAATGCGTAACGCAGTTTGCAAATCTGCTTGTTGCGATGCAGGCGCAGATGAACGCGATGCAGCGCGATTTGCAATCCAAGGTGACAATCTCGACGGCGCAGGCGAAAGCGATTCAGGATGCCGTCAAGGGACACTCTGAGGCGATTTGCAGCGCGAAGGGCTTATCTTACGAGCGAAGCGGAAAAGCGCTCAGAGCGGCGATTTACCGCGATTTCTGCAAGGAATTTGCGGTTGCATCGCGGCATGATCTACCCGCGAACAAATTCCGTTCGGCGGTCGAGTTCGTCGAAGAATGGTCGAGTTTGTCGCTTGTCCGCCGCCTCAGAGAGAAAGAGAAGGAAAGCGATGCTGAAAATGGGA